GTATCTGCTGAGGTTCCGGTTGGTTCAGCAATGACACAAACGGCGATTAGATACGCAAACCGATTAATGTCGAGTGTTGATTATCTTGGTCTTGGTTATGCTGAGATCGATTCAGCTTCTGATGAAATAACTATTCCTCCTTATGCTGAGGAGTGGGCAGTCAAAGCACTTGCGGTTAGACTGTCAAATCAGTTTGGATCATTTGAAGGGTTGATAGACCTAAAAACAGACGCACAAGCTGCCTACAATAATATGATGAAGCACATCACATTAGATATTTCGATGGGTATGCCTGCCGGCCTTCCGCTTGGGTCTGGCAATCAAGATGCTTGTGGCCTTGGCGTGTTTTACGGCGCTGATCCAGATAGCGTAGAATTAACAGAAGATGGCGGTTATACACTTCTTGAGGATCTGTAAATGTCTAAGGGCAAATCTCTTATCGACCTAGTTGAGTCTGCTACAAAGAAAATTAAAAACACCAAAGACTATAATGTTTTTCCGACGCCAAAATCTAGCTTTGGCGTCGATTATGATAAGCTATCAAAAGAGCAATATATTAATGAATTAAGTCCTTATGACGAAGATGTTTATCCTGATGGCGTCTCTGCTTTTGATGCCATGTTTGATGACATAGCGCCTATAGGGTCAAAAACTGTATATCCAGATATTGATCCTTATGATTTTATTGATAAATTAAATTTTAGAATAAATCCGCCCGTAGAAAATTCAGGAAATTTTGTTCAGAAGGAAAATATCGATAACATTTATGATATGTACTTAAGGGGGCTATCATCATCATCAATGCTGAGCCAGATTCCAAAGAAGTACAGGGATGTAAAATCTTTCAGAGAGGATTTTGGTTCTGGAGATATTGAGTCAGAATTCAAGCATATTTTTAGTCAAACATACAAAGATGATATTGCCCAAAGGCTTGGTGTTGAGCCGTTCCTACTTCATATAGAACCAAAAATTTCAAATAATATAGACTTCCCATATATAACCGACATTCAAAGCGGCAGCATTAGGGAGTTCGATGGAGTTGTCAATCCCGGTGAGGTCGTTACAATCCCCAAAAAAATGGTTGCCGATGAGTTTTATCAGAACCCCAATAAGTTATTGGCTTCAGTAAGGGAATTTCAGGGTTTTGTTGATGAGTCGAACGCAGCGGAATATGATGATCTTATTGGGTCTTTGAAATCTTTGAGTGATCCGACTCCGACACAGCCAAAGCCAAAAAAACCAAGTCTAAGCATTGTTAAAAATAATAACATAAAATCTATTGGTATTGGCGGCGGTGGCATTATTGGATCTGCACTGCTATCACCCGAAGAGGCTATTGCGCAATCTTCATACTCAACCCTCGCTAGCCCGGTGGAAATGATTGGGCATACTTTGGCAAACTATCAGCAAACAGGCGGAGCGGTTGCAAGAGCGCCAGTTGCTAACAATCTTATTGGCGTTGCTGATGCTGCACAAAAGTGGAGCGACTGGAGGGAGGACAACCTTCCTGGCTATGTTAATTTTTTACTTCCGGGGCAGCCCGATCCAGAATATATCAGAAACAGAGCGTATGGACGCGAGCCCACGGCGTGGGAAAAAATTAAATTTGGATTGAGTTTTTTATAATGCGCGGCGGAATACCTCTACCATTTACAAATGGCTTTTATCTATCAAGGTCTAAGCCTCTATCTTCGCAACGGTGCATAAACTGGTATCCCAATGATGCTGAAACGGCTGCTGTCAGTGAGTCTAATCTGTATCCTACGCCCGGCCTCGTGGATATTCTTGATAATCTTGATGGTATCGGGCGCGGCCTTCATCTGCTTAACGGTGTTTTGTACGCGGTTGCAGGGCAAAAGCTCTACCGAATAGACGAGTCTTTGCTATCGACTGAAATCGGGGCTATTGACGGGACAAGCAGGGTTATAATGGCGTCTGACGCTAATCAGCTTGTAATTGTTGTTCCTGATGAATTCGCCTATTGCTATACGGTAGGCGGGTCATTAATTGATCTTTCTGGTGTAACTAACTTTATCTCCCCGGTCTGTGATGTAATCCAAATTAACTCGAAGTTTGTTTTTGCGCAGACCGGAACCAATATCATTTTTCACTCTGATTTAAATCAGGCTGATGTTTATTCAGCTTTAAACCAGTATATCGTTGTCCAATATCCAAAAAACAAAGGGCTTCAAGCTTACAGAAATACACTGTATTGCATGGGCGATTTCGTAACAGTTCCATTTTCAGATCAGAGTCAACTAGAGTTTGCATTTAGACCGATTCCTCAGTCTGTTATCGATTCTGGATTGGCATATTCCACGTCTAAGACTGGATTTAGGGATTCTTTCATATTTATCGGGTCTGGTGAAAATGCGGAAAGGTCTATATGGCTGTTTGCTGGTGGATCGCCACAAAAGATAAGCACAGAGCCGATTGATTTCATTATTCAAAATGAATCACTGGAATCTGTTGAAAAGTCTTTTGTATTAAGACACTCACAAAACGGCGCTGAATTCGCTGCTGTGTTTATTGGCGATTATTGCTTTGTTTATGACTTCGCTTCTGGGCGATGGCATGAAAGACGGTCAAGAATTTTGGCTGGTGTTGATTATGTCGATGCGCCTTGGCGAGTTAATTCGATCCAGCAAGCCTACAATAAGGTTTTTGTTCTCGATTCGGATTCGGGGTATTTGGGTGAGATTACAGACTCGGCTTATAACGAATATGGGATAAGCATATACAGAAAGGTGGTCACTCAACCATTCAACAATAATTCGACGCCAACGCGAGTTTATGCTATTGAGCCTTATTTTGACGTTGGTTACGAGCCTAACGATGTAATATCAATGAGGTGGTCTGATGATGGTGGGTTTACGTGGAGTGAGCCATTAAGTCGTGGATTGGGCGAGGTTGGTGAATATGGCCGCCGAGTTGTGTTTGATCGCTTGGGGATGTTTGTTAAAACCAGAATGGCTGAGTTTACCTACACAGGCCAAAACCCGTGTTCATTTAATAAGTTGCTTGCAAGATGATTACACAGCCGCACAGATCAGAGGAAGTTGTCACTATTGACCGGCGCACAGAGCAAACTATGCGTGCGTGGATGGATGACATTACGGATCAGGTTAATATATTGCTGTCTAGTGGCGGCGGCGGTGGAGTAACGGACGGCGACAAGGGCAATATAACAGTCAGTGGGTCTGGTGTGACATGGACAATTGATAACGATGTTGTCTCAAATTCCAAACTTGCCAACATGCCAGCGAATACAATCAAGGGAAATAACACAGGCGGCAGTGCTGATCCTGCTGATTTAACAGTTGCACAGGTTAAAACGTTACTAAACTACACATACACAGACGTAGGCGCGGCTCCAAGTTCGCATACTCACCTATTGGCGAATGTGACTGATGTCACAATATCTGTTGCAGATTTAAACAGTCTGGATAATGGCATTGATTCCACGTTGCACTTCCATGATTCGGACAGAGCAAGGGTAAATCACACAGGAACACAAACGGCTTCAACCATTAGTGATTTTTCAGAAGCAGTTGATGACAGGGTTAACGCGCTATTGGTTGCTGGGACGAATATCACGCTAACCTATGACGACCCATCCAACACGCTAACGATTGATGCAGCTGGCGGCGGCGGCGGGGCATTAACTGAAACAGAAATAGATTTTGGTACTGCGCCGGTTAGGTCTAAAAAATTTACCGTTGTTGATGGAACTGTGACGGGATCGAGTAAAATTATTGTAAGCCCTTCAGGAAATGTAGGGACGGGTAGAGTTGGAGATGATTGGGAGTGGGACTCTGTTTCGCTCGCAGCCAAGGCAGGAACAGGCTCTTTTACCATATCGGCTCACGCTTCTGGTAGAATTAGAGGCAATCGAAAAGTTTATTATTCAGTGGGGTAATGTATGGCAGTTGTTGAGACCGGCAACGATTTAGCAGGCGCGGCGAATGTCGATGCTAATTACAATTTAACAGTAATTCAGCCGGGATTTGCTGCCGACGGCACTGAGTTTGGCGGCGGCGTACACAACGGACAGACAAATCAATCCGAAAATGATACCGGAGAGATAACCGGCGCACGCGAGGCAAGATCACCAGAAACTGATGACGATTATCGCATAAGGGTAGCTCATG